TCCGTAAAGCGTCAGCTTCACCAAGCGCAAGAGTGTCTTCCTGTAAGTTTAAGGCTGATCCAGATGTTAGATCGATGTTCGCTGCACCAAGCTGTGCTTTCTGTTTTGATAACAGTTCAGCAGTTTTGCGACGTTGAATGTTCTCAGCTTCATTACCGGCTGATTGTGTTTTCTGAGCTTCATTCTCAGCTACACGTGCGTTATACGCAGCTGTGCCTTTTGCGAATTTACCTTGATCGATCGCTGACTTTGCTGCGAAAGCAGTTGACACTGCCATCATAATTGGTACTGCTGCCGGTCCACACATTAGTCTAGCCTCTCAAGATAAAATTTATGGAACAGTTCATTGTTGCGCCCATAAGGTGAAGGATCATTAAAATTAAACCCTATTCGTTTCAACCATCTGATGCTGACTTTATTATCAACATGTACATAATTAAACAACCTTGGGCAAATACTCAACATTTCATCAATCACATCAGGTACTTGTGTAATAAAGTGACGTTTATATTTTAACGCATTATTGGTGCCAAGTAACCACGGAATACCGCTACCTGTTAATATATCATGAATTACTAAACCGAGCATAACGCAAGGCTCATCGTTCACCGTGACAACAACAGAGAAATCTGACAACTTCAACCCATCAAACAAGGCTTCACGTGGTGTATAATGATTCGAGGACCACACTTCATCAACGTCAGCCTGGCGCATATCAGCAGCAATAAGTTCAATGAGATAGTTTGTCGGCTGCTCAAATTTAACTTCCACCAATGTCAACCCTTGGTATGACAGATAATATCGCCATAGGCAGAGGTGAGCGTTGTTCTATACGAACCCCACCACCTTTACTCCACTGAGGGTCGATTGTCACTTCCTGTTTGAATGTCCTCAATGCAAGAGAATCATAACTATCACTCTCGAATCGAGGTTTGATCTCTTGATATGTGACCGGCATGGTGTCAGTGGTATCCTTTCTGGCACCGACGAAACCACCACGTGTACCTTGAACTTCAATTGTAACTTTCGACACTGACACATCAAGTGATTTCACAGTCTGTGTTCCAGACGGTGTATCGATATCAAGTAGCTCAATTACAGGAGTGTAAGATAATCCGACATGTACTTTCGATGCTGCTCTAGCCAATGTGATAGAACCAGAAGTAACAGTTTGATTTCCAACAGTATATCCATCAGCTAATATCACCACCTCTTCACCCTCAAGGTGATCCAGACCACTGATCACAGTAGCAGCTGCACCGTTGTAACTCAAACCTGAGTCAACATAGAAAGCATCAGCAGCTATTTTACTTTCACGTTTTTCAAGTCGTTCAACATAACGTACATCTGAGCCATTGACATTTCTTTTAACAATTGCGTATAGCGCATCACGCCCATCTTCACTAATCGTGGCCACTGACTCAAAAGTACCCAGGGTGGTATGCTGATGCCATCCCCACACCTGATGTTCACGTTGATAAGTTAAACCAAGCAACACACCATCATCTCGAACACACCACAGTAACCCATAAGGTTCGGCAGCAAATGCCATCTCAGTGATAGTTTGATCTTCGAATAAATGCTCAGACATCAATGACAGATCGTTACCTGTGTATTTGTCACTGCTAAACTCATAACCAAGGTCACGTAGTCGAGAACCTTTCTCCTGCAGATACAATGCTGTACTGTTGATTATCACAGGTTTAACCCATGATGCACCGTTGTAAGATTGAATACGCGCACCGATTGTGGAAGGTGTCAACACCTCATCACTACCTTCAGTGACTTTCCACTCACCACCAGATGTCAATATGATCATTGCATCCAATGAAATTATATGACGAATCTCATTCACCTGGTTAGCAGAGATAGTGAACGTCACAGCATCATCATCACGAGCAGGACTAGATGTACGCAATGAGCTGAAGTTACCTGTCTGTGTGGTGAACGTCGCCTGTGGTTCGTTATTAGTATTAGCGAACACCTGACGTTGTTGGTAATAATTAACTACTGCAGGTTTGTTATCAACACCTGTGAATGGTTGTCTGTCAGTCGGTGGTGCGTCACTGGTGATAGGTGCTAAGTTATAATCATCAAATGTTACTGTGTTTGAATCACCTATCCACCCGAATACCTGAGTGTTATTAGACGGATCTTTATACACCCTGTAATAGTCAGCACCAGCTACAGCACCCCAAGTTATACGCACACCAGCAGTCGTTGTCAAAGAATCAGTAGTGATACTCGCAGATGATGACGCTAACGACTCAACACCATTTGCATCAACAGCGGTGACAACATAGGTGTATGTCTTTTCATAAGTACCGGCACCAGTACCAACTGTTGTTGCAGCAGTCTCACGTGTGGCTGTACCAGCAGATGAATAAGGGGTGTAAGCTGTTGAATTGATACCATCTAATTCGAAAGTATCAGCAGTGAGCACTGTGATTCTAAAATCAAGACCATTGACCTCAGTCATACCGACGACAGCATCTATACCAATGGTGTTACCTGTAGAAAAAGTATGCCCTACAGCAGTGACCACTGCAGGGTTGGCTTGAGTGATACCCGTTATGGTTTTGACAGTCGCACCAGAGAACGCAGGTGCCGACACTGTTGATGCATAGCTTATGGTAGTGAGGGTCCAGTTGTCATCAGCTAATCGATTTAGATTTTTCGGATCATGATCAGGATGAGCGATAGTCATCACGTCAGCATTTTGAGTGTAGCTTAATCTCGATAACTGCGCTTCAGTGTAAGGTGTTGTTAATTCAAAAATGGCAGGGCCAGCACCAGCTAACACGTACCCACCATCTTTAATGACTCGCATCTTCAGATGTTCAAAAACAAGGATGTATGTCTGTTCAGTGTTGAAGCTGAACGGGATCAGCCGACCTACTTTAGTTGAGTCACCGAGCTCACCGATGAACTTGAACCCTGGGCGCGAGTACACACCACCCTGAGCACGTACAAAAAAGTTCTAACAAAGGTTTAACACGGTGGAATAATTAACTGTGTCAGCACGAGATTGCAGCGAGGGCGAAATTTCACCAGATGTAAAACTTCGTTGAATTATCTCTGGCACTTCTATCTCCTGATAGTTTCATATTCACTCAACGCAGGTGTGTAATCACCCTCGTTCATGTCATCAGCTGACGCTGCATTGACATATTCTTTGTACAATTGTAGCGATTCTTTGCGTAATGATCTACCTAAGTCAGCACCAACAAGTGGTATAGCCATTTCAGCAGACAGTAAATGTGACAGTGCCATGATCATATCGTCACTGAATAAATTAGGATCGGTAACCTTAGCAGCGTAATCAATACGCAAATCACCCTCATTTGCACCGATAACTTTATTATCATCGAAGTTAAACAACTCATAAGGTACTTTTGGTTGAGTGTCTTTTATCGGTAGTATTTGACTGTCAATCAACCTGGATATGACATCAGCATCAGCGTTTGCCAGTTCTTCATAAGAACCAACAATCCTGTTTATCTTCAAACAATCAGTTGGGTACTGGTATGCATAGGCCCAAGTGAATATTTCAGTGGTTAATACTGCGAGTGTTCTCAGCTTATGGTTGAATCCCCACGACTCCTTGAGCACTCGATCACGTAGGATAGGGTACTTCAAGTTACATTGCTGCGCCTGGAGACTACTTTCAGTAAGAGAGTTGATGCTCCCAGCACGTATGTTAGATAATGCAATGTTACAAATTTCGACTTCACTTGACATGATGATTACCTTTTCCGTTAATTGTCACATTCTTAATAGCATTCTTAATGCTGGTGCCATACCGCCGCCACCTATTGAATCTGTTGCCGAACCAGTGAACGCAGCCATGGTAGATGACGCATCACCCATTATACCTATACTACCTGTAGCAACACCAGTAATAGCTGAAATAGTAGCGTTACCATCACCTGTGATTTTTATTTTTCCAACCGCAGCACCAGTGAAAGCTGCCATAGTTGAAGCACCATCACCTTGAACGGCAACGGAACCAGTGGCAGCACCAGTAAACGCCGCTATAATTGTGTCAGCGTCTCCTGTTATACCGGTAGCACCAACAGTACCCGACGCGCTACCAGTAAACGCTGATATAGTTGCATCAGCATCACCTTGTACTGCAATAGAACCTGCCGCACTACCAGTAAAAGCTGCTATAGTTGTACTAGCCGTTCCAGTTATACCGCCAGCCGCAGCCACTTCAAAGGCGCATATAACACCGCCAACCTTTCCAGCATCAGTCCATGACGTTGTGGAATTGTACGTTCCTGTCGATGTAACTGTACGATCAAGAAGCCCCGCGCCACTAGGTGAGCCTCCGGTTGACTCGCCATCTTCTACAACTACAAATGAATTCGTGCCAGAGAAAGAAGCATCGTCACCACCTGCACGAACGCCACAGAAGTTTAATAGTAACGCATCATTAACTGTTGTTATTATGTCTGATGATAATTTACTAGTTAC